GAATTGCCGAGCCTCCATAATGGGCAGCAACAGGTGTGGGATGAGAAGGTCCGATTCCGTGTGCTGGCGTGTGGCCGCAGATGGGGCAAGACCCGCCTGGGCTCGCTCATGTGCGTCACCACCGCCATGCTCGGCGGGCGCGCCTGGTGGGTCGCGCCATCCTACCCTGTTGCCTCTGTGGGCTGGCGCGGCATCAAGGAACTGGTTCGGGACGTGAACGGCGTAGAGATTCGCCAGGGCGACCGCATGATCACCATGCCAAGCGGCGGGACGGTGCAAGTCCGTTCTGCTGATAATCCCGATAGTCTGAGAGGGGAGGGACTCGACTTTGTTGTTCTCGACGAGTGCGCTTTTATCAAGGAGGCGGCATGGACTGAAGCGCTACGGCCCGCACTGTCAGACCGCCAGGGCAAGGCGCTGTTTATCAGTACACCCGCAGGCCGAAACTGGTTCTGGCAATTATGGACACTCGGCAACAGCCGCGACCACGACGACTGGAAAAGCTGGCGATTCCCAACCAGCTCCAACCCGTTCATCCCCGAAAGCGAGATAGACGCCGCACGGCAGAACTTGCCAGAGCGTGTATTCCAACAGGAGTATCTTGCCGAGTTCATTGACGATGCGGGCGGCGTCTTCCGTGGCGTCATGGCCGCAGCCACCGCAGAGCGCCAGGACAAGCGCATCGACGGGCATTCCTACGTGTTTGGCGTGGACTGGGCGCAACAAGTGGACTTCACCGTCATCGCCGTCTTGGATGCGACCACGCGGGAGCTGGTCTACCTGGACCGCTTCAACCAGATAGACTATCGCTTGCAGCTTGCGAGGCTGGAAACGCTCTACGAGCGATTCGTGCCGGCAGACATCATAGCCGAGCAGAACAGCATGGGCGGGCCGCTGGTGGAAGAGTTGCAATACCGCAATCTGCCCGTCACACCGTTCACCACGACCATGCACACCAAGATGGACGCGGTGCGGGCGCTGTCGCTGGCCTTCGAGCGGCAGGACATCAAGATTCTGAACGACCCGACGCTGGTGAGCGAGTTGCAGGCGTACGAGCAGAAACAGCTATTGACAGGCTGGCGGTTTGAGGCACCCGAAGGGATGCACGACGATTGCGTAATGGCGCTGATGCTGGCATGGTGGGCGGTGAGTGGGGCCAATGCAGGCCCGGCAGTGATTGAGCTGTGAACACACGCGGCGTGGTCTACGTGGCGTATGGACAGCCTGCCCGCGATCAGGTGCGGCTATCGGCGCAATCGCTCCGCGCCCAGCACCCGCATTTGCAGTTCCGGGTACTGGCTGACGAGCGATTCGAGCGCGTCTCGGGATTCCCTGAGATGATTACGATCTATCACGAGGACACCGACCCGGGGGCGCGGCTGGTCAAGCTCAATGTCGATACGCTGAGCCCGTATGACCACACGCTATACATCGACGCCGACACGCGCATCCAGGGCGACATCCTGTGGCCGTTTGCGCTGTTGGAAGCGGGCTGGGAGATGGCGATGGTCCCCTGCCGTCACCAGGGCGAGCACGCCAACCCGCACGTCAAGGAGGAGGAGCGAACCTTGACCTTTGCCGAGGTGGATGACGCCACGGCGTTGCAGGGCGGCGTCATCTACTTTCGCAAGTGCGAGGCGGTACACCGGCTGTTTGCCGCATGGCGTGAGGAATGGCACCGCTTCGAGGACCAGGACCAGGCGGCATTGATCCGGGCGCTGGCGCACAACCCGGTCAAGCTGTTCCTGCTGGGCCGCGCCTACAATGGTGGGCGCACGATTCGACACTATTACAGCTACGCACGGCGGGACCAGGGCTTTAGCTACTCGCTGGCGTTTTGAGGAGCGCATGATTACCGACTGCGAACGAACCGTAGACAAGATCATGGACCGCATTCCCGGCAAGACCACAAGGCCGGGGCTGATCTACCTGTGCGAACTGGTGAACGAGGCCATTGCCGATGTGCCGGGGTTCATCATCGAACTGGGCACCTACTGGGGGCGCAGCGCAATGGTGCTGGCAATGGGCAGCGTGGGCGACCAGCACAGACGCCGCATCATCACCATTGACAACTTCTCAGAAGGTGAGGATGCGACCAAGCCAGAGCAGGGTGGGCAACCTGAATTTTGGGACGTACAGCGCCGCTTCAAGTGTAACGGGCGCGTGTATCTGGTATACGGCGAGACGGATGTAGTCCCTCGCTGTGTACGCGGGCAGGAAATCGCAATGGTGTTCGTGGACGGCGACCACCACGGCATACAGGTGGAGCGCGACTTGCTGACATGGAAGCCGCTGGTAAGCAAGGGCGGCATCATGGCCTTCGATGACTACGGCAGCAAGCGATGGCCCGCCGTCCAGAAGATTGTGGATAAGCACATGGGCGACTGGACGCTTTTGGGTGAGCCCAGAGGAAGCGTAATCGCCTTTCGGAGATAACTATGCCAACCAGAATCATTGGGAGTGGATTGCCCGACAGCAAGGCGCTGACGGTGGACCAGTTCTTCGAGTATCTTGACCAGCTCACCGACGAGCCGACCAAGACCAAGCTATACAGCACCGTGTCCTGGGTCTACCGCTGCATCGAACTCCGCGCCAACAACCTCGCGGCCATTCCCTACAAGATTCTGCGTGGTGAGACAGAAATCGAGGACTATCCCATCGAGTTTGGCGACCTGTTGTGGTCGCTGGAAGCCGACCTGTGCATCTTTGGCGCGGGCTACTGGCTCAAGGACCGGCCCACCGTCACCAAGGAATTGCAGCGCCTGAACCCGTCCACGATGAAGGTCAAGACCGACCCGATGGACCCGACAGCGGGCATCATCGGCTTCGAGCAACAGGTAAAGGGCAAGCCGACCCGATACAAGCCAGAGCAGATGGTCTACTTCCGCTATTACAGTCCGGAAGACGACTTGGGCCCGGGCGTGGCTCCATTGCAAGTGGCGCTGCAATCGGCTGACCTGGCGCACAATGCCAACGTCTGGGCGAGCCAGTTCTTCAGTCATGGCGCGATTCCCGCCGTCATTCTGGAGACCGAGCAGAACATCCCTGACGAGGAACTCAAGCGCGTCAAGGGTGCCTGGAACAAGATGACGCAGGGCGCGAAGCGGGCATGGCGCACGCTGATTCTCAGGCGCGGGCTCAAGGCCCAGGTGGTGGGCCAGCCCATCAAAGACCTGGCGATGATGGAACTCTTCGAGTCCATCCGCACCCAGATTGCCAGCGCGTTTGGCGTGCCCGAAACGATGATTGCCGATGCCGCCAACTATGCGACGGCGAAGGAACACCGGCTGAGCTTCTACCAGGATACCGTCATCCCGAAGGCGACACAGATTGAGCACGCGCTGAATCGCCAGCTATTCGAGGCGCAAGGGTTGGCGTTCGAGTTCCAGTTTGACCAGATTGAGGCCATCCAGAAGGATGAAGCAGAGAAGGCCGAATTCCTGCGGATGCTGGTCGATGGCAAGATTATCACGAAGGATGAGGCGCGGAAGGCGTTGGGCTACGAGCCGATGGACGCCGAGCAGGAGAAGGAATTGAAGCCGCCCACGCCCGACTTCACGCCAAACCCGCAAAACCGGCAACGGAATCCGCAATTGCCGAACCCGGAGCCCGACACCGAGCCGAACCTGAACCAGCGGGCGTTGCGTGCGGCCATCGAGCAAGACCTGGACAAGTGGGAGCGCAAGGCGCTGGCAAAGGGACCGGCAGCCCCATTCGAGAGCGAGTTTATCCCTGATGACATGCGGGCTGACATCGTGGCAACACTGGCGCTGGCTGAGACAGATGAGGAGGTGCGGGCGGCGTTTGCTGCCCCCTTTCGCTTTCGCCAAGCAAGCGGATGGCATCAGTACCCGTGAGAGTATCACGGGCGAGATGGACCCGGCAGGCTATGAAAAGGACAGGCTGGAATCTGAGATGGAAGGCGCGTTGATGGCGTTCTTTGACGGCGAGCGGCAGCGAATTCAGGACGAACTGGAATCGCGTGTGCCGGACGACCGCAAGGGCATCCAGCTCCCGTTGCCATTCTGGAACGACGAGGCCAAGCGCCTGTTGTCCGTATTGCTGCCCTTCATCCAGCGGGGCGCTGAGGGAGGCGCGTTGTTGCAGCAGGCCGCTGTACAGGGCATGGGCTTTGACATCGACTGGACACAGCCCTTCACGCGGGCCGCAGATTGGGCGCGGGCGCATTGTGGAGAATTGATTGACCTGAACGGGAAATACAGCATCACGCAGAGTTCCAAAGACCGTGTAGCTCGCGTGGTTGCCAACTGGATTGAGACAGAGCACAAGCTGCCCGACCTCATCAAGCAGATCGGGGAAGACCCTGCATTCTCCAGGGCACGCGCCAAGACGATTGCCACGACCGAGGCAACGCGGGCATATACGGAAGGGCAGTTGGAGGCAGGGCGCGAGGCTGAACTGCAAAGCGTTTTTGAGTATGAAAAGCAGTGGCAGACAATCTCCGATGATGCGCGGTGCTTCGTTTGTGAAGAATTGCAGTACAACGGCAAGAATGGCGTGGTGGGCATTGACACGCCATTCGATAGCAGGGTAGGGCCGTTGCAGGGGTCGCCTGCCCATCCGAATTGCCGATGTTGGATTGTGACCGTTCCGAGGTGGCGTGATGGCTAGTATCACGGTGGATGTCAGCGAGGCCGTCGCCAAGCTGGACCCAAGAGATTTAGAGAAGGCAATCAAGGCCGCGCTGGTCGATGCTGGGAATGAGCTGCGAGCCCCGTTGCAGGTGTACCCGCCGCCAAAGCCCACATACCGGCAGACAGGCACATTGGGGCGCGGTTGGGGCGCACCGTTGATAGTCAGGGACAGACAGGTGATTCTGCAAAACAACGTCGCGTATGGGCCTTATGTGCAGGACGCTGACCACCAGGCATGGTTTCACAAGGGCCGCTGGAAGACTGCACAGGCGACGGCCAAGGCCAAAGCCGGAGACATCAAGGAACTTGTTGAGAAGGCACTAGCGAGGTGGGCGAGATGACAGACGACATCGACAAACGCCTGGGCGAGATACAGGCCGTCTTGAATTCCCTATACCGCCGGTTGGCGAGCATGGAACAGCGCATCCGGCATCTGGAAAAGGGCGAATCGCTGACGGGTA